GGCTGCAAATCCTATGAATCCTGCTAGGACTACACCAAATACACTGAGTAAGATTTGTATGGTACGGTTTGTATGCTTTTCGTCACCTGCTGACACAGCGTTTTTAATATCAACCAGATGCTCCTCAAACTTGTCCATACGACCGTCTAAGTTGTCCATACGACCTTCTAGGTTTTCTAATTTAGTTTCCAAGTTTTTGTACCTCTCGGCACAAATCTCAACGTGGGCTTCTAAATTTCTTTTCTCAATTTCAGTGGTTGACATACGTCGCTCTCTTGTAAAGTGCGATGCTCTTTGAATGTGCCGTAATCAGTTGCCTATTTGTGCCTTAATAAGATGCCTAGCATCAACTAATATTTAGTTGGGGTTACTTCTGTAAAATATATGTTTTTATTGTCACCTAAACTGTAAAACAATGCAATAGGAGGAGTAGCTGTTTCGTCGAGACTAACGGTAACCGGCACCTGATCAAAATCACTTGCAAGTACAACTCCTTCAAACTCAACATCAAATTCAAAAGACCAAACACGTTGCTGTCCGGTGTAGGCTGTTCCAAAATTGTAGTCTGCAAGATTTTGATTGTCTAATACTGTTTGTTCCACACGGAAGATTTGAGTGCGCATGTTTAGGATTTGCAGAACTGTTTCCCAGTTACGTTGTTGATTGCGAGCTTTTTCCACTTCTTTAGAAAATTTAGTAATACCTGTGTTGGTAATATCTATTAAAGTATAGCCTCTATAGGTGTGTATATTCATATATGATATTTATAGATGCTTAATAAGTTCATAAAAAAAGCACTGCGTGTGCAGTGCTTTTAGTTTGGTTATAAAAACCAGTTTATATTACATACCTTCTAAGTCAGTTGGCTCAGTAACTGTAACAGTGTTTGAGTCAGACAATGTTGCTACACCGTTAGATACTGTGAATGTGCCAGTGTCTAAAACTTGAGCAATTAATTGTGCTACTGTACTGATAGAAGTGTTAACACGGTCAACGATCATGTAAATTTCAGTACCGTTAGATTTGAACTGGAATGTACCAGTTACAGAACCTAATGCATCACTAATCTTAGCTGCAGCTGCATCTGTTGCTGCTTGTGCTAGACCAGAACCGTTTAATACTACTTTGTATACAGATTGAGCATTGTTACGTTGAATAGTACCACGTGCTACTGCTGTTGGGTTTGTACGTGCAAATGTTGCCATTTTTATATCTCCTAAATTATTTTACGCTTTCGCGCATACTTTTATTTATGCCGCGTGTAAAAAAATAACTATGTAGTTAATTACGTTTTAGGAAGTTTTGACGGCTGAATTCTAATCTGTCAACTAATTTAACAGCACCACCATCGTGCCCTATAGCAACAAAGCCTTCTGGAGTGGTTACTTTGTAACCGTCTGCGGTTTTTTGGAATGTACCAATACCTTCTACTTGTTGTAGTTTGCCTAACAGCATTAGTTTCATTTCTACAAGACGTTTGTAGACTGCTAATACACCTAATAGACTGTTGACATTGTCTGCTACCCACTGCTCTTTGGCTTTGATTTTAGCCAAACGATTCTGTGCCACACGGTCTGTGACATTTTCTACGTCTTTCATTAGTTCAGCACGGTAGTCGGTCATAAAGGATTTTAAGAACTGATTAGGATCTGTAATTTGCGCACCGCCTCGGATACTACGATTAATAAACGGTTTTATGTTACGTGCAAATTCTTTGTTGCTGATAATAATATCAAAACGCTGTTGCCCAATCTTTTCCATGGTTTTAGCAGTGGCGTTCATTGCTGATATCAGTTTGTTATTTTCTGTAGGAGTTAGGCTGGCAATGCCTGTGTAGTCTTTGTAGGTAGCATCATCAAACCAAACATCTGCTGTTTGATTAAGACCCTGTACACTTAACAGTGGAGATGACTTCATGTCCTGAATACTTTCACCTTGATACACTGTGTGAAATATAATGCCTAATTTAGCCTTGGCAATACGTTGACCTAATTGGCTGGCCACAGGAACAGCATAGGTAATTGTGTTGGGTGTAAACACATAGCACTCTTCTTGGTTGATAGTTTCTACACTGACAGTGCCTTCTCTAAACAGTAGATCGCCTTGAACAACGCCACCTATGTCTAACTTGCGTAGATATTTCCATGCGTCTTGTAGTATAGCAATCAGTTCAGGTGTTTCTGCATAAAAGCGTTCTGCATCAGCAGGACTTTTGATCAGTCTTGGATTACCTTTGCTGAACACTGCTTTGGTGCCCACAAAGAAACGTCCATCAGCAGGGTCTACTCCACAGATAATCGCAGGACTGCCATCCCATTTTACAGTTAGATTAGCAGTGGTGCCTGTGCCTTCTGCTAACATATGGCGCAGACTTTCTATATAGTTAAGTGCTTCTTGAGCACCCACATAACCTGAGTTGAATACCAAATCCTCCAAGTGTTCGAGATGAACATTCTTGCTTTCAGTAAGCAGGAACTTTGGAGTTTCTTTGCGTATTTCAAATAGTTTCATTTAGAATCCAGCTACTTTGTCTAACATTTTTTCTAAAGCAGGATTAGTGTCTTTGACTAATGGTGGGCGTGCACCTTTGGCACTCATTGGGTACCATTCACCTTCATTGTTTAGTGCGTAGTCTTTGCCTTGATATCTAACTACCATAGGGTCTTGATCAATCACTGCAAAACCAGGAATGCTTGTTGGTTGTTTAGTTGGTTGTGGAGCAGGCTCGCCAGGCTGACCTGGTTTAGGTTTAGCTGCAAATGTTCCTGGCAGTGCCTTCATCTTATAAGGATCAGCGGCTAATTTTGTTGTAGCTGATATTCTGTCAGGAGTATTTTTAAGAGCACCAGTAGCACCGCGTACGGCACCGTGTGCTAGATTACCTAATCCTCTTAGAGCACTACCTAATATGCCTTCATTTACAAACTCTTTAATCTTCATTGCGCAGTTTCCTTATACCTCTGGAGAATTTAGCAGGATCCTGTCCTTTGATAGCATTTAATAGTCTACGCTCTAAATCGCCCGCGGTCTCTGCATCATAGTTTTCATGTATGTGTTTGATTAGATTAATAGCACCATTAATGATATTGTTGGCGCGACTTTCTAACAGAGCTTCTTTGTCTTTGTGTGTTAGTAACTCGTCAAGTTCTGTTAAGATGCTACGGGTGCGTTTTTGCACGGCTAAACTCCAATTTAGTATATTTATCTAACATCTAAGGATTTAAATTTTGATTAATCTTTCCAAATTGCGTATAGAGAATATCTTGTAAAATTTTTAGGAATGTCTTGTAACATCCAATGTAATATTTTACTGTCATTGTTCATAAGATATCCGCAATTGGTTTGATACTTAGGACCAACAATATTATCGTTAATTTGAAATTGTGTTGAAAGATTTTTATCGTTTGTGTTTAGATATACCTGTAGGCTATATCCAATTAATGACTGATCTGAGTGTGGTCGAATACTATAAGGAGATTGGTCTTGCCATATACTAATTCCTAAAAACTTTCTTGGACCGTTCCAAATATTACCTATAGACTCTGTTAATGATTCAAGTACAATATGTGTTTCTTCAATTACTGAATCAGGCAACCATGTAACTTCTAATCTATTTTGATATTCTTGATATTGCACTTTTTTCCACTCTAATGGTTCACTGGTAATTGTACCAACTAATTTTTGTAACAATTCTGGATGTAAGAAATCTTCAACAAAAAATAAATCCACTGAATCAGTAGTATCTTTTAATTCAATTTGTTTTTTGCTGTGCGCAATACTTTTATCTATTAATTCAAAATCTAATGGCATTGTATCTAGTCGCTGATAATATTACCGATTCCCACAGGATGTTCTTGTCCTGGTGCTTTGGCAACATGTAATAGTTTTGTTGGTTCTAAAGCTAATTGTTGACATATTTCAAAATGTTTATTTTTGTATGTGTCCCAACCATAATCTCTAGGTAAGCGTTCCATCATATATGCTCCGCAACTCATTAGAGCACCATTGACGTCCCCGTGATAATGATTAAAAATAGTTATACTGTCCATGGTGCGTTGACGACTCCAACGCAGACCAATTCTATTCCATTGCATAGCATACTTGCTCATACTCATAGCAAAACTTTTTATATTAGGATGTGCCAGATCAATTTGAATATCACGTGCGGTTGTAATCCATGCGAAATCAATATGTATGTCAATATTTTTTTGTTCGCATTCTTTAAGAATTTCTTCCCACAATGGTCTAATGTCAGCATATTTCCAATTTGGCAAACTGACTATGAGTGGTGTGTTAGGTTTGAGATCACCTACTTCATTGCCAAACTTACCCATCATACCATAATAGGCGTACTCGTCTGGAAGTATTTGCATACCATCCCAGCCGTGTTTAAGTACAAATGATTCAATATAGTGTGTGCAACCTAGAATAGCATCTATGCAGGTAAATTGATCCCATCCTAGTAGGTCATTTATTTTTGTAGATCGAAACCATTCGTTAGCCTTACCGATGAATTCATCCTGACTAACTATAGGATGACTGCCTTGAAACCATTGTTCTTTGAGAGACCTTAGATAGCTGTCATTTACTGGCACTAATTTTTTTGTTATTTGATCTTTAGTATACATTATCCCATCCAGTTCATTATAAATTTATAAAATGGGCTAGTAAAGTTCAAACGCCAGGTTCCGTTATGTCCCCAACAGGTTTCTGCTATTACTTTTTCTTCTAACTCTATTCCTCGACTACGCTGCTGACTGGCCCAAGGTTCTGGGTATTCTGGTTCGTTCCAGCTTTGTGACCAGACTATATTTCTAATATCAACTCCATCAATTTTTAATTTTGTTAATGTAAGCAACTGATCTTGTTTGTCTAATTGAGGATATTTATTGTACCGTCTAATAGAAAGTTGATGTTCAACTGAAAATTTAAGAGTATGATAAAATTCTATTGTTTTTGATTTAGAATCTATAGACCCGCTCCACTTCAAAATATTGTCTATGTATATTTCTGCTTTAGGCGGAATGTTATGAAATTGAGATTCAAATGAAATCTCAAATTTTATATTCTCTGTCATTCTGCTTTCTTAAGTCCCGCTAACATACTTTTGAGTTTGCTACTGTCTACACTGGCATTTATTTTAGGTGCGTCGCCCGCAGATTGATTTACTGTTGCGCCTGTTTTAATTTGACTTAGAATGTTAGTAACACCGCTGCCTCGGTCACCTTCATCACTAGCACCGCTGTCAGTAATACGCATGGTTTCAATGTCATAGTCCAAGTCAATCTTCTGTCCTACACCTGTTGAACTACGACTCTTCATACACTGAATTTGATAACGACCACGCTCACGCATAGCACGACTAGTAAAGATACCAAACACATTATCTGCTGTGTTGATCTTACTCAGGCCACCTGCGATGTGACTATGATCAAATTCAATTTCTTCAACAGCACTACGATTCAACTGACTTGCTGTTACAAACAACACCCCAAGTTCACGAGCCAAGTTACGCAGTTCTTCACTCACATATTTGTCCTTGACGAACAAGTCATTTGGACTAACCTTGGCACTCACCGGCATAACCAAGTCTAAGTAGTCTACCATAACAAAGTCAACTTTGCGTCCTGTTTGTACCTGATACTCTTTCAAGTATGCTCTAATGTCATTAACGTTGCTCTGTGCTGGAAATCCTTTGATCTGATACTGCCCTGCTTTCTTGCTCACAAGACGTACCTTCATTGTGGTTGTGTCCATGTCCTTGCGTATGTCTTTAGTACTCATACCAGTTAACATGGCATCAGTTCTAAGTGCGCAGAGTTCTTCACTCAACTCAAGTGTGATGTACACACCACTTAGTCCTTGCTGTAACCAACTTAAGGCCAAGTTCATCATAACCAGTGACTTACCTGAACCGGATCCGCCAGCAAAGATGTTTAGTTCACCGCGACTAAATCCACCATATAGAAGTTTGTCTAGTTGTGGCCAACCTGTGGACACTTGTCCACCACTGTTGTAATACTTTTCAATACGCAGTTTAGGATCAGCAAAGTAGTCAGTGCCCATGTCTTTGGTCAAACTAATCTGTACAGCATCTTTGATTAGCTTTTCTACAGGATTAAAGTCACCCTTTTCCAACATGTCTGCGGCTTTAAGAATAGCACGTTCAAGTTCTTGCTTCTTGGTAAAGCCTTCAAACTCTGTCATAAACCACTCATAGTGGCTTTCTGTCAGATCTGGCACATGTTTAAGTTCGACACCTGTAACAGCCTTGACCTGATCTACTGTGGGCATGGCCTTATGCTGATCTGTATGTTCTTTGATAAAGCGTGCTACTTCACGTAAACTGCGATCAAAGTTTTCTGGATTGTAGATGTTCTGTACCCGCACATAACTCTGTGCGTCCTGTAGCATCATCTCAATAAAAAGTTTCTGTAGATCTGGTGAATAGTCTTTAGTCATATACTTTAATTATGCTGTCTTTTTCTCTTTAATTCAATTTTTAGTTTGCTCGATTCACGGGCATCTAAAATACTCTTTAATACAAATAACTTACCGTATTTAACCACTGCTTCATTTATGTCTTTACAGGTTTCTTGCCATACAGGAAAACTTACACTCCAGCCATATTCAATAGCACGT